AAAACTGCAAGGTCGCCAGCAACTGCAGCATCCCCACCGATACCTGTCCAGCCTGCATCAATAGGATCAGCACCGAATGATGCGACGTAAGCATCGCCTATAAGTGGTGGGTTGGGATTAATCTGTCCTGCTGGGGGTTGCCCTAGGTCAACGCTGCCACGGAAAGTCAGTGCCTGTGGCATGTCAACGCTGATCGTTCCATCAAGTGCTATGTCAATGCCATCACCAATCTTGACACTGCCTAATTGAGAAGCACTCGCAACAGACGCTTTGAGTTTGCCTACGTCAAATTCCAGTCCGTCATCACCACCAGCAAGCTCGACGTCCAGCGTTACGACACCAGCGATTTCACTGGCGTCAATGCCGTTGTTGCCGATGATCGTTGTAATGCCACTGCCAGGCGTTCCACCGCCACTACCGCCCGCAATTGGTAGGAAGGAATCACCGTCATAAACAAACAGTGTCAAGCTAGAAGGCTGGAACCACAGCGTTTGCTTGACGGGTGACTCTGGTGCAACCTCTGAAATCTTGACACCACCCACTTGCTGGATGTTGCCGTCCGTGTCCTTACAAGTCAGAAACGATCCAGCGGCGTTGTAGTTAAGGGCGATTTCGCCGTTAGCCAACTGTGATGCTGTCGGGCGCTTATCCTCAGCGCTCGAATTCTTAATTACAATTTGCACAGCCATGACTATTCAGTCGCAAGGAACACGGACATTCGCCGTGCCCCTATTCTATGGATTCTGAACGTTGCGGTTTCGGTTAGCGTTATAGACGAATGCGTTGGTGCTGTTGTTTGCAACCAAAACGTCTCCTCTGTCAACGCCAACTTCACCCTCTTCGATCTCCCAGTAAAAAGCAATAGGACCACTTGCCTTTGGTCTGCCTGGCGAATTTGCTTGGCCTACTTCTGCTCTAATGTCAACACAGCAACCATTATTTAATTGCAGAGGACCGTTAGCAGCACGACGAGCAAAGAAGCGTGTAGACTCACTTTCTTCAAGGTTGTATGTGTCACTTAAGGTGCCTGACCTGAACCTGAAAGATTCACCAAAATAGTTTTGAGCTGAGCGTGTCTCTTGAGAAACAAAATCATCGATAAAAAATGGTTTGTTATTAAAGTTCAAGTCACAAATAGGACGCGAACGACCGCCTGTAGTAACGCCACCACGGCTACCAGCTGCAACAAACTTCACAGCAATCTCGTCTTGTTGAAGTGGAGCCGCTCCAGGGGCACTTAGTCGTGCGTCGAAGGCAAATACACAGTTAGACGTATTGGTCCCGCCACCGCCTGTCGCACCATCACGGAAGTCCACGATAATATCACAGCCCTGAGAGATTAAACCCGAACCGCCTGCAGCACCAAAGAACTCAAGAGATCGCCTATCGTCTCCAGTCGTCGGAATTCCGTTAGGACGCCAATCGACAAACTCTTGTAGGAAGGTCCTTGTAGTGTTCGCTTCACCGTAGAATTGGAAAATTGCTTGTTGACCGTAAGTAGTTGCACATGCCGCTACATCTACAGGATTAATCCAAGTCAAAACAGTGTCAAATTTCCCGACTCCAAAACCTCCATTTATAGTTGCCACCAAACCGTTTTTATTTTCGCAAGCACATTCAACCCGAAGGTCAGAGAATGTTACTCCGGCAGAGAATGCATACTGTTTGGAGTATTGAGGAGTACGACCGAGAGCGCTTTTTGTAACTCTCCTATTAAGTCTAACTTTTGGCGCTTTACCATCCGGGTCATTAATACCAGCACCGCGAGCACCAGCAATTACAACAGGAGCAAAACCGTTAGCTAGTTGGATTGGACCGTCTTCAATTTCTACCGACCCGTTTCCATCGACACGCGTACCGTGAACGCTAATCACGATTGTTGAACCCGTTGGTACAAACACCTTTGCTGCTTCAATAAGTGCTTCAGTAACACTATTACTGAAGGGATCGCCTTTTTCCCAGCGAAGTGCTCTTTCACTAGCATCAAAACCGAAGGGAATTGAATCTCTACCTACTAGCAAATCTGTAGTTGGGGTTCCAGGTATTACTTCTTCTTCAAAGGTATCTGGATTAAAGCGAACGTTTGGGATTACGTGGAAGATGACGTAAGGCAAGTTGCCTGGTAGCTTTTTAGCAAATGATTCTTCAACGTCATTAAACGTTACTACATCACTAACGGACTGACTGTCGTTTACGCGTCCTTCCTGATAAAGACGAACGATACCAGGGTCTGTGGTCGATGCCCTAGCAGAACTTTCGGCATACTTAGTAACATTAAGCTCACCTACAGAAAGTTTTTCAAATGTTGTTGCTTGCTCTAGTTCACGGTCGGGGCTTGATAGATTGTCGGCTGAAAGAACGTCGCCTGTAGTTACATCCTCAAGACCGCGAGGTGAAACCTGCAGACCTTCCTCGTTGAATCCCGCACAGAAAACCCGACCACCGGACTGGTCAGTAAAGAAGTAAGTGAACTTATTATCTGGTGACAGTGTGCGCTGATAATCAGGCAGCGACTTGGTGTAATTGCTAAATCCTGCCCACTCCCATGCGTGTCCGAACAGACGAACGTTGCTGGGTCGACGCAACTCGAAATTAGTGTTAGGTGCTCCGATAGTGTTTAGATTTAAATCTCTCTGATCGTTTGTTTGCGGTTTTAGTAAATCTTGGGCGGTGTTTGCTGCTACTCCCCAGTTACGCAGCTGCTCAAAAATACCAAGGTAATCTGTTGCGGACCGATATTGAGGCTCGGGGAAAATTAAAGGGTCCGTTGTGACGTCACCCGTTAACAAGAAATCAACTGGTGTAACCTCTGTATCTTGCTTATCAAAGTCAAAAATCAAGATCGGGTTAGAGTTTTTACGATTCCCCCCAGGCGCATAATCTTCTTCCATGTGCACATAATTTTCAGCCCACTGATCAGGATCAAATGGTCCGGCGAAACGAGTAATGGTATCGAGTACGCAAATAAAATGCTTATTATCTTTAGTAATTACATCGCCTTTGCGGTAGTATTTGTCTTCGTTGTATTCGTTATCAACCGAGGCTTGCTTAACGTATCCAAGCTTTATTCTAAAATTGCCGGATTCAGGGTCTACTTCAGATCCTTGAACAGAAGACGTTCGAGTGAGCCATTGACCGCCGCCTGAAGGCTGTAACACATAGTCACGGACTGGAAGACGGTTATCAGTACGGGTGCTATTTAACAACAGTGAATAGCTACGCTCCTCGACCGAACGAATGTCTTGATACCTGCGAATATACACGCGCAATCCAGGAAGTCTGGGGAACTGAGAGAAGCTGCCAGCTTCTGCATTATCGTCGGGGAACTTGTTGACGAAAACTTCGTTTCCATCCTCGTCTACTTGCGAAATTTCCTGCGTTTGAAATGGAAACTGGACGTTGATAAGGTTTGCATCAATTTGTGCGTTGAAGCCGTTTTCGCGGATTCGTGACCTGTAATCTGGTCCGTTCGGGTTGTCAATCCAAATAAAATCACCAGTCTTCAAGCTGTAATTATCTTTTTCTAGAATCAACGGTTGAGTTGGTCGACGACGACCAGGAACCAAGTCTTCAGTTAAAAACAGTCGGTTCGGAACACTACCACCGTCACCCTCTTCAAATGAATTTACAAAGCCCAAGGTGATCTCTTTGACTCCAGCAATTCCAAAGTCAAATGGGTCTCTAGGACGACGGAGTTGTACTGCGCTATAACCGCTGTCAAATGGTTGAGAGATTCGGCGGAAATTTTCAGCAAGGGCAGCGACACCTCCAAAGTTTGAGTTGCTATTAGTAACTGTCAGTTCACCGCCAGATTCGACCCAGTGGTGTACGCCTTGACCGATCGCGAAGACCGACACCTCTTGGATAATTGAGTCGTTAACAGCACGGACGTGGAAGGATCTCTTGTTTGGATCCATCCGCAAGTTATTTGGATCTAAATTAATATAGGTCGTATAGTCAGCGCTGTTGTCTGGCGCGGCGCCGGTTCTGTTAATGGGCAACCATTCCTGATTTGGCAAATACTCTTGCCATACCCGCATGTCACGCTGGAGGCTGACGCCAGTAAACTGCGCAACAACCATTGAACGGAAGCCAGCAGTCTCATCGCCGTTAGCGAAAATTCCACCAAGACCAAAGACTGAGCGAACGCTGCAGTTATAGATATAAGGACTGGCGCTAGATACCGTGTCGGTTGGATCTGTGGGAACAAGTGGCTTCGGTCCAACGATCTCAAACTCAGTGCTTTGGGTGACGGTATTTCCAGCACTGATCTCAGCGCTACCAAATGAACTGAAAACTTTCTGGTAAAGCAGATCTAGTTCTGCCTGGCTTGCAAACTCGAAGCAGTGCAGAAGGTGGTGGCTTTCTCTTGCTTGAAGGTTGTCCTTAAAGGTCAAACCGTAGTAATATCCGCCGCCAGTTACCTTAAAGATTGAACGACGGTTGCTGTAATCAGGTGCTTCGTCTTCGAACGGAGTAACAAAAGCCGGGCGAATAACAGTCTTGCGCAGGTCTAGGCTAATAACGCTGCAGCCACGAGGCAGGATCACACCACCTTTGATTGGGTCGTTAAAACGAACCAGTTCAGCAATCGTCGGTTCAGTACCGCTGGGAATTTCTGGAAACCCACTTCCAAGATTTGCACCTGCACTGTTATCGACAAGATGCTCGCCTGACTCCAGCTTGATTGTTACTAGCGCCCGAGTACGGCTAATGTCTGAGTTCAGGTAGTCGCGGCTGGTAATAATCGCAGCTTCAATTGCTGCACGGTTTACCGTCTTGAACGGTCTAGCCGATGTATAGCCACACTCCAAGCGCTGCAGGCTGATACGGCGTTCCAGCTCGGCATCAAGATCGTTGAACTGCCCGCCAACAAAGGTGTCTTGACCAGTGTAGGGGTTGACGTAAAGCGTATAAGGAGCGTTTAGCGGGTCGCTCGTTGGCATTACACCGCTGACGTCTGCATTTCCAGCCAGCTGGCGCAGCTCGTCCGCGACCACATCCACCTGAGTCCTGAAATCACCCTGGGGTATATCAATCTCACCCATTGACTGCGGGTCGCCAGCTTTATTTAGCTTCGCCATCAGAGCGTGGGTCTAAAGTCCTTTCCCTATATTAGGAGGCTTGGAGCAGCTTGATCTCACCAGTCGTGACAAACTCAGCAGTACCCGCTATAAGCTCCGTCGGACGGACATTGACAGCTGCCTGAGTAATTAAGATATTTGCTTTGTAGTAAAGAGATCCGCCGATAGGTGGGAAGCAGTTGCTTGCGGTACAGTCTTGTTCGTACAAATAGAACCAGGCTTCTGTCTCTATTGGTTGGTTGGTGCAACCTCCTTCGGTTAGCGTCAACAGGTTCAACAGCATCCAGCTTGCATCTTCTGTATCTTCCCCTAAGCAATTTCGATCAATAAAGAACTCAAACGAACCACCGCCACGCACTAGAGACTTAATGTTATCTCCGAACTTCTCTCCTACTAATGTGGTGTCGATTGCTGGGGCGTCTAGGTTAAGGCTGTATTCCCGCAGGTTGCACAATGCTTGAGGGAAATCAGAACTTCCACGAGGTTGAACGTCGGCGTTATCGTATTCATCCGTTCCAGCAACCGGGAAGTCAAACAGCGGTGCAGACGCACAGATAGAAACGTCAGTCTCGGAATCCGCCACATCTGAAAAGCCATAGTCCCCTCCAGATACTTGGCATCTATCAAAAATGCATTCCCACTTTGCATTTTGGTATTCTGTCGTGCCTGAAGTCTCTAGCAGTAATGACTCCAGTAACGGGAAACTTGCAAGCTCTACCTCATTTCCGGCACAACCTGCGATTGCTGAACAGCGGTCGTTAAAAAGCCTTAAACGTCCGAACTCATCGATGTTGACGAAGAAACAGCGTTCATTGCCTGCTTCTGGAACTTCGCCTACACCGTTTACTGCATAGAAATTTGCCGCATCCCCGCAGGCATTATCGGGATAGCATTCAGAATCGTTTTTGTAAAAGTTATCGCTGTTGCTATCAATGTGGTCACGGTTAGGACCAAGCGCAAATTTGCTGCCTAGGTAAGTGGCAAAAGCTCCAGTGTTAGAAGGTAGTTCGCCTTCAAGTGTAATGTCAGTAATGCAGATCTTGTCGCCGTTCCAGATTCCTGAAGAGTTGACGTTAAGAGTGCTGCAACCTGAGTTAACATTCTCAGGCTCTACCTCAATTGTGTTTAGGGGCGGGCGTTTAAATAAAACCCTGCCGCCCGAACCGAGGACTGGCATTAGAAGGCACCATCAAGAGGTCCAGTAACCTGGAACGATACAGATACTGACTGAGCTTCGCCTACGCTCACACTTGGTCCGACTTCGGTAATTAGACAATCACACCTGAACTGACCTTGACCACCGCAGCGGTTGAGCACAAAGGTAATGTCTTCAGTGCAAGGACCAGATGAACAGTCGCGATTCTGCAGAATAGAGTTCAGCAGCTCCACGTCATCCGACTGAGTGGGGTC